TAGAGATTTTTAATTCTAACCCACTCCTATACCCATGCTTTATTGCATCTCTGCGTATCTTATGTGGAGACACTAGAGTAACCTTCTCCACCCTGTAAAAGGATTGAACTCGTATGAGTCATGAGAATATGAAACACCAAGAGCTTTCATCTCTTCTTTAACAGCTTCATCTGCTAACTTCTTAGCTTCCATAGCTTCTCTCAAACCCTTAGTTCTCATATCACGAAGAGTTTTCTTAGCTTCAGCTAACTCTTTTTCCATAGTCTCAATATCCTTTTGCAAGTCTTCTATCTTTTTAGAATCAGTCATTATTTTAAACTCCATATTTTTTTAGCTTTCTCTTTCATATCACTAGACCACATCCAAGAGTCATAGTTAGGATACATAAGAGATGCTAACTCATGTTTATCATCACTGATAGACAAAAACTTCTGTATGCTAAAAGCTACTTTCTTTAGTTGCTTCTTGTATGCAGACAGATTCTTTAACGGAAACTTTTTGTAGTCTTTTGGACTAGCAAAGAACAGTTCCACTTTCTTTTTAGGATATGCCATAGAATATAAAGCCATCTGCCTATGTTGTGCTTCAGTTGGCTTTGAAGGCATCCTACTTGTTGTCTTGAGATCTACTATAGTATCTTTAAATCTGAAGTCAATATACCCCATTATTGGCACAGGTAAATCTTCAACTTCTACTTCAACTTTCTCTTGGTAATCCTCAAGAGATTCATAGTCAAAGTTTTTATCTATTATATTACCATAGTCTTTCAAGACTTTCTTTTCTTTGATTGTTTTTACATCCCCTAAATCAATATTAGATTCTGCACATAGTGACATAAATTTAAAATCTAAAAGATCAAAGTCAAAAAAACCTTTTTCATATTTGTTAGATAGTGCAAACTCTTCAGCTATACCTCGCATAGCACCAGCACCACCTTGTGATTTAGCATCAAACAAATATCTAGCTACCCACATGGGAGTATCAGTGATATATGTATTGATGCTACTAGGGGATAGGTAATTAATGTTGTGAACTTTGAAGGGGTTATTACTTCTCGGCATCATCATCAACTTCAATAAACTCGTCAACAACTTTCATGTCTTCTTCAGATACTTTGTTGCGAGTTTTTTCATCCCACGAAGTTGATACATATTCATTAAAATTTTCTATCCAAGAAATAAAATTACCAAAAATTTCTTGATCTTTTTCACTAACAGTTAACACTTGATCATAATTTATATTGAGTTTAGGAACAAAAAAGCTTCCTTTAGGAGATTTCATTTCATTAGTAGTCAATGAAATTTTATGTTGTACTGGTAGTCTTTTCATACCTGACAATGTTTTGAATGTTTCTCCAACTATCTTGAAAGCAGTAGCACTAGTAATCTCCCATATAAAAGGAACATCTTTAAACTCTCTATCAGAATCTGTGCCATCACTATTTATAACTTTATTAAAAGTCACAGTGCCAAAAACAGATCTCATTCTAGCAATAGCAGTGATTTGTTTTTGTACATCTTCGGGTAAACTCTTGAAGTCTTTAATATAACCAGCAGGTCTACCACAATTAAATGAACCATTTGTGTCTTTTAAATCTATGTTTAGGTTATCTGCCATCATGCTTTTTATAAAAAAACCTTTATCACCATCCTTCTGCCATTTTTTTAAAGAGAATCTTTGCATAAATGGTCTTATGACAACACCCTCTCCATAGAAATGTGCTTTATCTTCGTCAGGTAATTCAAGAAAAAATGAACCAGCAGGAACTCTTTCTGCTTTTAAAATTTTACCTTGAGCATTTTTTTCTTCCCCCATGATAGGTAAAGATGAAACTTTTAGCCTAGCTAGATTACTTGATGGCTTATTACTCTCTTGCTCTAGACCCATAGCTTTTGCCATAGCCGAGTAGTTATCTGTATTAATACTTACAACATTATTCATATCATAATTCTCCTTTTAAAAGTTCTATAGTTTTATCATACAACATCTTTAGTGTCAAGCCAATTATCCCCTAACTTTATATCTAATTTTAGTGGAACATTAAACTCTATTTTGAATTGCATTTGAATTAATTCTTTCAAAATACTATTTACAGTTCTCATAATAGATAATACTTGTTGTTCCTCTGATGGATGAACATCAATTACTATACTATCATGTACACTATTAACTATACATGATTTTAAATTTTTAAGTTTATCTTCAATGTCCAAGAGAACACATGGTACAATATCAGCAGTAGCAAATGACTGCACTGGATAATTTTTTACTTGTGTAAAGTGTGATATTTTACCACTTGAGTATCTCTGAACATCGGGAAACTCAAACTCTCTACCACTAGGTGTAGTTATCACACCATGATTTAAAACTTCTTTAGCCAATCGGGAGTGCCATAGCTCAATCTCTTTGTACTTTTTCGTGAAGTGTTTATAATATGTAGCTTGAGCAGGCGATCTCCCAAATCCTGTCGCTCCGTACAAGGGTGCAAACGTGTGTGCTTTCGCTTCTTGCCTAGAAGTTTTCTCCCCAGCATCAGTAATAACACTAG